GTGTATGAGCTCTCAAAATTGCACTCGGCTCATGTTTTCATTATCCCATTGTAACATTTTGCCGTTGTGCTGACAACGCGTGCAGCGTGCAGCAGCGAACGTCAGCGTGCAGCAGCGCACCAATGCAGCAAAAAGAGCAGCCGCAGCCGCTCCGTTAGTCTTCTATTTCCACGCGTGCACCGAGTGCAGCTTCGAGCTCTGATGTCGCGAAGTCCATTGCTGCGCCCCTTGCGTCTTTGCCGTTGAATGCTTCGGCGTTGCCGCCGAGATAACTGTAAACGCCGTCGTTAAGTTCGCGCTTTTCGTCTATTGCGTCCATGATAGCCGAATCAATGGTCTGTGCTCGCATAATGTCTTCGAGCTGTGTGTCGTCCTGAATCGGTGCGAGCCATGATTGCAGCATGTAGACTTTGACTTCGTGCTTTTGCCCCTGCCTTGCTAGTCGGGCATTTGATTGCGTGAACGCTTCGAACGAATAGCCCATGCTATACCACACTATCGTGTGCCCGCCGTCCTGCATATTAAGCCCGAACTTAGTCGACGCAGGGTTTGCCACTAAGACGGGTATCTTGCCCGCGTTCCACAATGGCAGAACCTCGGCAGCGTTTGCCGTATTTAGGAATCGAACGCCCTCGAATCGTTGCCGAATCCGCTCGGCTTCGTGCTTATAGCTGACAAATACGAAGACATTGTCTTGCTCGCGTTCGATGATGTCTGCGAGCGCGTCGAGCTTCGCGTCATGTACTTCGATGTGCTTGCGATTCTTCATGTGCTCATTGTAGCGCTCGGCGATTTCTTCCTCGTCGAGCCCCGTTGTGTCGAGCTGCTCATATATCGCACCACTTGCAAGCTGACGCAGCGCATTGATTACCGAGAATATATGCTCGGTCGTTATCTTCACGACGCCGTCTTGCGGTTTTAGGCGTGCTTCGAGTGCGTTTGCCTTGTCCTGTGCCTTAATCGTGCCGCGAGCCCATAGGCGGTCAATGCGACGTCGCAGCCGCTCGTCTTTGCTGTCCTGTCCTAAGCGATTGATTTCGAGTATTTTGTCTTTTTTCATGCGATTGTACTCGTCCGCACCGCTTTCGGATAAGACAACGGGCTCGACGTGATACGTCGGTTTTTGATAATTCTCGAGCCAGTCTTCTGCTTTCATAGCGAGCGCGATGTCGCTTATTGCGTCCAAAATCTCGTTATACATGGCTTCCTGAATGTCGTAAGCCTTGATATATTGCTGATTGCCGCCCGAGTTGATTTTGATTTTCTTCTCGTCACAATATAGCTTGTTAAATATGCGCTTAGTACGTCCGAGCCGTGCGCCGCGGTCGAGTAGAAACATAATTGCCCAAAGGTCGCCGAGGTCGTTCGGGGCGGGCGTTCCTGTAAGCCCTATGACGTACTTGCACCGCTTCTGCACTTTCTTCTCGAGATTCTTAAATCGGTTCGACTGTGGATTCTTAAACATGGATATTTCATCTATCACGATAGCGTCGAACGTCCATTCGCGCTCGCTGCCGATTTCGTCGAGCATGTCGACGAGCCATTGAACTTTACTTTCTGACAAAATTGTGATAACGCCGTCCTGAATGCGGTCGAATTGCTCGAGCCGCTTTTTAGTGTCCTTGCTGTCGATTTCGATGTATCGCACGCGCCGCAGGTGTTGCCACTTTGCGAGCTCTGTCGCCCATGTGTTTTCGCTTACGATTTTCGGGGCAATGATTAAAGGGCGCTTAATTCGCCCCTTTTTCATCATCTTGCGCAAGTGTGTTAATGTCGTCACGGTCTTACCGAGCCCCATGTCGAGAATGAGCAGCGCTTTGTTGTGCTCTGCCATGAAGTCGAGGGCTATTTGTTGATAGTCGTGCGGCTTGAATTTAATGCGCTTCATAGTCCTTTATGCCCTTTCTTTGCTGTCAATTTGTCGAGTAGCTCGTCCACTTGCTCGAATCTGTCGACGACGTAAACTGTGCCGCCTGCGCGCCTTATCTTCGCATGCTGCGCGAGTTGGTCTGCTCGGGGCGTTGCGTATGGTCGTTTGAGTTCCACGAAGACGACGCAGTCGTTAACTATGACGATACGGTCGGGCACGCCATTGCCGCCCGTCCATTTCATCGCCCGACCACCTACGGCGACGCAGCGGTCTTTTAGATACTTTTCGACCTCTGATTCGCGAATCTTCTTCGCTTCGGCTTTGTCTTCGGGGGTTGTCTTGCGCCTAATCGGCATTTTTTGCCCCCTCTCGCAGCTCGTAAGCCATTAAGCGGCGATTATACTCGGCAGCCTTTTCGACGTCCTCTGTGCCGTTTTTAGCGTCATAGCGGACGGTGTATTTGATGATGTTACCTTTCATGTAGCCCTTGAATTGACCCCACGGCAAAACTTGATACAATGCTTCAATGACATCGAATGTCGCACCGCCTGCGCCTTGTGCGTAGTGATTCGGCTTGATTGCTTCGTCCTCGTCTTCCTCGGGCTCTCCTGCGTCCTCAGCGAGTGACGTCGGCTTGTTGTGCTTGTCGGGGGCGATGTCAGATAGTAATCTCTCGCAGCCGTCGCAGCCGCATGCTACGATAGGCAGCCCGCTCAAAGGGCATTTAAGGCATACACAGTCGAACCGTTCACAAGTTCCGCAGCGGGTTGCGGGCGACGTGCGCGTCAATGCTTTCGGTGTCATCGCTTCGCGAATATTCTTCGACGCTTCTTTTATGGATTCCGCAGCTTCTTCGCCTGTGACACGGGGGTCAATTGCTTTCAGCTCTTCGACGAGGTCTTCGGCGTTTTTCTCGCAGAAATGGTCTGTAAAATCGAAGTTAATCACGCCCCACGGGTCGCCGAGGTAGAAAAAGCGCTTTGTCGCTTCATTGAGCGCGTGCATGTACTCCTTTGCGATGTCATAATCTTCGAAGACTTCGGCTTCGTCTAAATGTTTGGCGTGTTTAGCCCTGCCGTCGTTTACCGTCTTCATGTCGCAGCCCTTTTTTAGATAGCGCGCTTTGTCTTGATTCCATAATACGAATTTTTCTGTCATCGGTCTGCCCCTTTTTCCCGTTTTGTCGCGATTAATTGAGTGATATGTTTGAGCATGACGTGCCCCTCGACGGCGGTGTCATAGCCCATAGCTTCGAGCTTGTCGACAACGGCGGAAATATAATCGCCCGACACGAAGTTTCGGTCGTACTGTGTTTTTACGTTGGCAGGTAGCCCGCCGTGCAATGCCTGAATGTCAATTTCTGCGCCGATTTCGTGCGCTTCTCTGATTGCTTTAATCATACCGTTGTTTCTATTTCCCATTAGTACGTTGATTAATTCGTTTTGTTCGTTGCTCATGATTTTCTTATCTCCTCGCGCTGTTTGCGCTTCATTTCCGCGATGTTTTCGCGGTCTTTGTCAGTCAGCCCGCCACGTTTGCAAAACGGGCACAGAACCCGCTTGCCGACCGTGTAGCCGTCTTTTCTTGCATAATGTCGGGCGTAAGTTATTGAGAGCGGCACTTCGTATTCTGTGAAGTTGCTGCAATTGTCGCACCGATAGCCGCTGTAAAAGCCCATTTTACCACCTCTTTCTCGCTTCTTCGAGTGCGTATTCCTCGATTTTGTCGAGCGCTTTTTTATCCTTGCGCCCTAAGTAGCGCAGAATGCCGACGAGAATGTCGTCGCTTGTTAGGTCATTGAAGCCGTGTTTGTCGCCGTTGACGATGTATTCGGCGTGCGATTTGTTGCCCGTGTAAAGAGATTCGCCCATTAGTCGCCCTCGCTCGGTTCGTAGTCATAGCCCATAGCTTCGCAGTACATACCGTTTAAGATTGACGTCGCAAGGTCGGTCAAAATCATCGCGACTTCCGCACCCCTGTATTCGAGAATCTCTTCGCCGTCGACATCGTATGCCGCGAATACATATTCGCTCGATTCGGCTCTGCCCGTTGTTTCGGGTTTAGTGATGTCTATGCCGATGTGATGTATTGCTTTCATTATTCCCAACCCTTTAAGTTTGTGATGTCTAAGACGGTCAATTTCGCGTCGTAGGTATTTGCGAAGCCCTCGAGCATTTCGAGGGCTTTGTTCGCCCCTGCTTCGGTCTTATAGACTTTTGCTTTGTGTCGCTCAATGTGGCGAGTGAATACGCCGTACCGTTCGCCCTGATAGATGTATTTGTCGCCCGTGTAGTAGTCGCCGAGCTGTGAATCGCTGCTCATGATTACAAATTTACTCATTTCATACCTCGCAGACGCCGAACTCTTTCGGCTTTCAATACCTCGACGCAGCTCGGACAAGTGGCATAGACTCCGACTTTCCACCCCTCGCAACGAAGCAGCACTCTGAAATATGAAACGCTGTAAGCGCCGTTTAGTTTCCTGTGCCGTCCGCATTTGTCGCAGACCGCTGCTATTTTGTTAACTCCCATTATTTCCGATTCTCCTTTTTCTTTGCCTTACACTCGGGGCACGTCACACGCCACTTTCCGACTGTGTACCCATGTTTGCGAAGCCATGCGTCGAACTCGCGACGCGGGGCTCTGTGTGGATTGCTTATGCCGCGCCCGCATGTGTCGCAGTACGCGCCGCCCGTTCCTATTGTCATCTAAAATTACCTCGATTGTGGTGGCTTCCTTTGCCGTATGTTTCGCCCTTGACGGGAAAGTCGAACCGAATCGGCTCGAGCATTGTGTCGTCGATGTCATATTGCTGCGACGAATCGAGCCCCGCCATTATTCGCGCTTTTTCTTCGTCGCTCTGATATCCTGCTGCGATAGTCGCGTTATTCTTTCGGGTCTTGCGAAGCTTTGCCGCTCTGATTGCCCGTTGCTCGACTTCGAGTGCTCCGTCTAATAGTCGCCCCATGCGTCCGCGTCCTCTTTGTCAGTCGTTGTCACTTCTACGGTGTGCTCGCTGCCGTTGTGCGTTTCGCTCTCGTCGAGGTCTTCGCGTTTGATTGCTTTCTTGACTTTCTTAAATATCCACCACGCAGCGAATCCGACGCCCGCAGCTAGCGCCACCCAAAAGGCGATATAAGCGACGACACAAACCGCTGTCGCAATGAGCGTCCACTTGATAGCGAACTTTGTTAGACCGAAAGCTGCTTTTGTTGAGCCGCCTATCATCTTACCGAGTAATAGACCGCCGCCGAGCAACGCTGCTCGCTCGATGTTTTGTGTTTGTTTGATGTAAGCCTGATTTGCTGCGCGACGTGTGCGTCCGCTGCCGTCTTGTGCTCTCTCTGTGCCTTTATACATGGTTCTACCTGCTTTCTATTTGAAAAATTTCTTTGTTGCCTTAAATAATGCGATTGCGACTGTGCATGTAAATGCGAATGATATTAGACTTCCCATGTTTTGCGCTCCTTTACTCTGCGTATGCTTTCACGAGGTCGGCTGCTAAGACTTCGATTTCTTCGTCGGTCACGTTAGGGTCTGAAAAACTCATTTGTCTAACGCCTTTTAGTAAGATTTCCCATTGCTCTTTTGTAAACATTTTGATTCGCTCCTTTGGTTGATGTCCTGCTGCGTACTCGTTCGGCTTTCGCGTTAACCCTGCCCGCTTGACTATGTAACCATTATACGAAAAATGTCGACGGCTGTCAACGAAAAACGTCGATAAAAGTATTAAAATTCGATTACAATAAAAATGTAATTGTGTTACTACCACCACAAGCCCCGCCGACCGCCGTCGACTAGGGCTTAATAGCTGAATCTATATAAAAAGATATTCTAGCTCGCTTTTAGTGACGTTCGCGGGTCATTGTATTATTTGTTTTTGCGGCGGCGTGGCGCTGTGATTATCCAAATAGCATGCAAGCCCGCCCATACTACGAACGCAATGCCGAAGCATGTCAGAATCGTTCCGAGCGTGTCTTTGCTTCCTGTGACGGGCAAAGTCTTGCCGCCGAAGTCTTCGGCTTGTGCGCTTATCTCGTCGCCCTTGCTAGGCGTCCACGTGCTCGCTGCTAGTCCTTTGTCGGATTGTTTAGAAATATTCGCAGGTCGTACCACATCACGACGAGGGCTGCTGCTGTTTCCAACGTGTGCGCTTTGAGCCGCGCTTTGAACGGTAGACGCGGGCGTTTGCGTAGTTGCAGGTGTGACGCTGCTTTGATGATTACCGCTTTGAATTGTTCCGCTTTTAGTCGTTGTTCCTTTTGTTCCGTTGTTTCCTGCATTGTTAAGCTCCGTTTTCTTTGTTGATTCCGTGGTCGTCGTTCCTGCATTGGTGGTCGTGGATTCTGTCGTCGATTCCGTGGTCGTCGTTGTAGGATTCACGACGCTGCTTTCTGTGGTCGGTGGCGTTGTCGTCGTTCCTGTATTGGTGGTCGGTGGCGTTGTCGTCGTTCCTGTATTGGTGGTCGTGGATTCTGTCGTCGATTCCGTGGTCGTCGGTGGCGTTGTTGATTCCGTGGTCGTCGGCTTGTCCTGTGTATCGACCACGACTTGCCCGTCCTTAGTATACCACTTTGTGCCGTCCTGAAATACCTCTGTACCGTCTACATACCAATGCGCACCGTCTTGCACGGGTGTACCCGTGAGCGGCGTGTCGATGATTGTGCCCGCGGTAACGGCAGGGGCTGCGAGGGTTGCTGCGACGAATGCTGCTGCGATGATTGATTTTTTCATTTTTTTGATTTCCTTTGCTTGTGCTTTGAGTGCTGCGCGTTTCTTGCGACGGTATTCTCTATCGCGTTGGCGTACCGCTTCGAGATTGTTTTTTCTGTATCGGCGGTCGCGTTCGCGTTTCATTTCTCGGCGACGCTCTTCTTTTTCTTCGACGTTTTTCTTCGTGTTAGAATCGGCATAGTCTACTTTGTCGACGGCTGTTTGCTTTGTCGCTTCGGCTGTGACGGCTGCTGCTCGAGCTGCGATTGCTGCTTCGTGCGCTGCTTTTTTAGCTTTTGCGGCTGCGATTTTCGCTTTGATTTCTTCGGCTTCGGCGTCGAGTTTCTTCTTAGCTGCTGCGATTATTCCGTCACGATTCACTTTGTTAATTTGTGCAATTCGCTTTTGCATTTGTAAGTAGCTTGTGTCGTCGATTCGTGAGCCGTCGATAAATGTGCAAGAGTAAACCCGTTTGCCGTCGACTTCAATTTCTTCGATGTGGTCGACGATTTCTGCGGCTTTCTTGCTGACGTAGATTTTTGTGTCGTTTTGCATTGGCTTTCTACTCCTTTTTCTCGGTCGCTTGTTTGACCATGAAACAAGTATACAAAATTTGTCGACGTCTGTCAACGGTTTTTGTAAATTAATTTATATTATTTCTTTGACGATTACTGACAAAACCCGTCAACATTGCGCCGACGGGTTTCGAATTATTTTTCTTTGACGACCTTAAACCCACGTTTACGAATCTTTGCCGATTTGATTTTGATTTCGCACCGTTGGACGTTAGGCAGCGCCGCGATGATTTGACCGACGCGGGTTGTGTAGCGCCCGTGGTCTGTTATCGGTATATTTAACATGCTTAATATATCCGAGGTAGTGAACTTTTCGAGGGGCTCTTCGACGAGCTGTTTCGACTTGTATGCCCCTGCGGCGATGTTTTGCAGAATCTCGAGCCGAGCTTCGGGCATTGCGTCCGCCCATGCTTTCGGCTTATTAGATAAGACGGCGACTTTTACAATAGGCTCGAGTGAATCGCGCTTCATAAAGTCCGCGGCTATTGCTTCGGTGCGAGCTTCTTCGCTTTCATCGTACCAATGCACGGTGCCCTCGTCGCGCAAGTGTTTAGCTTCCGCCCATAATTGCAGCACATAATCCTTTGTCATTATTTCGTACACGTCTTTACCGCCTGCACACGCCACGACCTTGAAACGTCGGTTTCCTGTAGGGTCGCTTAGGAATTCGTTATCGTTGACAGACCCGACGAAAATGTTATGCCGATTAAATACTGAATCATAACGAGCATAAGAGGGGCGATATTTGTCAGAATCCGCCGAGATAAAATTCTTAATCTCGTCACGGTCTGCACGTTTAAGCGAAGCAAGTTCGCCGAGCTCAATTATAAAAGAGCCCGCGAGTACGCTGTACCCGTCTTTGTGCCCGATGTTGATTTTCGAATCTGCAAACCATTCGGGCACGGGGCAAAGTTTCTCCCAAAAGGTCGATTTCTTGATACCCTGCGCACCCTGTAAGACTGTTACTGTTTGCACTTTCGAGCGGTCTGTGACAAGTGCACGCTCGAGCCCGCCGAGTAGTGTCTTGCGAGCGATTAAGGCGTTGTCTTCGTTTGCTTCTGCCCCTAAGCAGTCAGCGAAAAGCGTGTCAATTCGTGGATGCTTATCCCATTCGGGCAGCTCATTTTCGAAAAAGTCGTGCAGCGTGTTGATAGTGCAGCGCTTCGCAGCAGCGAGCACAACGTCGTCGACTTCGCCTTTGCTGAATTGCATGCCCCAACCCTCGCACCATAAGCGAAGCTCGGTTGTGTCAGTGTCCGACCACTCGGGCAAGCCGCCCCATACTTTGCGCCCGAGGTATACAACCGAGCGGGCGAATTCATCGAATACAATTCGATTCTTAAAGTATGGCGATTTTAGCAAGATTGTAGCGAGGTTTCTCGCGGTCGAACGTGGCACGCCTTTTTCTTTGATGATGTCGAGCTCGGGCGAATTGAGCAAAAATTGCCCCATTGCTTCGGCTTGTGATTTTCTGACATCATACTCGAGCACCTTGCCTTTGACGGTAAACGTGCGACGCTTCGATTTTTTGCCCGTTTTTGAGCGTTTAGACTTCTTCGTGACATCTTCTTCGATTACATCGTCGAAGACGTCCTCGTCGCGTATATCGTCCATTACAGCGGCGAGGGCTTTGTCTGCGATTGCTTGCTGACGCACCGCTTTGAATTCCTTATGGTCGCTTATATATTCGACGAGCGCTTTGTATGACGGCGCACGTGTTGCGTCGACATAGTTGTCTTTGGTGTCCTGCTCCCCGAATAGGTGGACGCGAACCAAATCCCACGCATTGAGAGAGTGCCCGCCTTGTGCTGCGGGGTCTGTTTCGTGGTTAGAATAGCAATGTTGTTCGTCATCGTATACGACGAAGCCGTTCGCAGATTCGCCGCCCGTGTAGCTGTACCGCATTTCACTTTCGCGCTCGTATGGTAGATTAAACATTGCGATAGCGTTGTGAATGTCGCCGACGAACGTGCAGAACTGCCCGACGATTCCTGCTTTGTCGCGAGGGTCGCCGAGCTGCATTTCGATACTTGACGCGATTGCGCCCTCGTCACTTGCACGTGCCCATTCCCTTTGGTCTGTGATATCGTTGAACCCGTCGAGAATCTCTGCGACGTCTACCTCGTCGACGTCGTTTTCTATGAACATATTGAGCGGCTCCTCATGGTCTGACAAGTATGCAGGCATATACATCAGTTGGGCTTTTCTATAGCAGGTGTGGTCGACGTAATCAATCAGACCGATTTCATCGGCGATAGAACGCGCAACGGGCTCATAAGCCGACGCGTCAATGTCATCATCGAGGAAAAAGACGACCCTATATTTTTTGTGCTCGGGCAAACTCGAAAGCGATTCGTAAATATAAAATGAGTAGTGCGTCGCGTTTAAGATATGCGTCGCGAGGTCGCTGTCGAATTTCTTGTCGATGTCAAGTGCGACGAGTGAACGAGTTTGTATTGTGTGGCTGCTGCGCTTTCCCTCGAAGTAACCCCCGAAAAAAGCGGGGTTTTTGAGCTTGATGTTGGCTTTGCCTGACGTGTTCATGTCGTGATAGGCTTCGACGGTCGTGTCAACGAATACAGCTTCGGCGAAGCGTTTCACTATCTTGCGAAGTGATAGCTTTTCGTGCTTCCATTTTGTAGTATTCCCAGACTTTGCCGTCATAAAGTCGAATTTTCTTTGCATTGATTTTCTACTCCTTTTGTCGTTTTGGGGTCTTTGTTAATAATACCCCGACGGCGTCAATTTTGCAAGTGCACGTCGTCAAACTTTGCGATAATATTTGATGACATCGCCCTCGGAATCGAGGGGCAAACCGTCAGCCCATTCGGGCGCAGGGCTCGTCATCAAGTTGTTAATTTCTTCGATTTTCGTGCCCTCGGGTACAATGTTAATTGTTTCATCGTGAACATGAAAAACGGTTTGAATCCCTGCGGCTTCGATTCGCATGAGTGCAGCGAGAAGCAGGTCGCGTGATGTGGCTTGCACGAGGTTTTCCGTTAACTTGCCGCCGTAGGTGTCGGCATAGAACCTCGAGCCGTCGCCACGTACGCCTTTAAGATAGCTTATTTTGTTATCTCGGATTTTACAGTCGAAATAGTTGAGCTTTCGACCGCTAGGCAATTGCACTTGTAACACGTGTTCGTCGCCCTTGTATGATATGACGAGCTTGCCGTCGGCTAAAACGTACCGTTTCGCCCCGCCGTTGTTGATAGCCATGCGGGCGGCTTTGTCGACGGTGTGCCATAAGTTGACGATGTTCGGGTTTGCCTTTCGCCATAGTTGAACAAGCTCGGGCAATTCTTCTTCGGGTATTCCTGCACGTAGTGCCCCCATGACAATAAGGGCATTCGCTCCGCCTTGATAGCCGAGGGCGAGCGTTGCTTGTTTCCCTTTTTGCCGCATGGCTTCGGCTTCTTCGCCTGTGACGTGGTACATCTTCGAAGCCGTGGCGACGTAGATGTCTTCGCCGTCTTCGAATGCTTTAAGCACCCATGATTCGCCCGCAAACCATGCGACGACCCGCGCTTCGATTGCCGAGTAGTCGGACACGCCGAACTCGTAATCTGTCGGCGGTTTTAGTGATGTACGGACTAGCTGCGTGATGACGTCTATCGGATTTCCGAATTTTTTCAGCCCGACCGTTTTGCCCTTTGCCACGATTTGACGTGCAGCTTCGAGCTTGTCAGCTTTGAGATAGACGCGGGGCAGGTTTTGGACTTGCACGCCCTTGCCCGCCCATCGAGCCGTAGCACCCGCACCACAGAATCGCAATTGCCCTTTGATTGTACCGTCGGGCATGAGCTGCGCCATGATTTTATCATACTTCGCAACCGCTGCGCCCCCCGCTTCCTGATAGAGCTCAATCATGCGATACACTTCGGGAAAATCCTGATGTAATTCGGGGTCGTTGAGGTAGTCTTCACAATGTTGCTTGTCAAGTGATTCGACGGGGTAGCCCTGTGCTGCCGCCCATGCTTTGAGCTGCTGCACTTTCGTCACGCTTTCGACCCCTGTCAGTCGTCGCAGCTTCATGCTGCTGCGCTTTTTGAGCTTGTCTTTGAGCTTGATAGCCTGACGGACAAAGGGAACGTCTACGGGCACGCCTGCGTCGTTTATGCGTTGGTCGTTTTCGTATCCGCGCCATTCATCGGCAGGCAATTCGTAGATAGCTGCGAGCTTGTCCGAGATTCCCGTTTCGACTTCGACGTCGATTTCGTTATATTTCCCGTAGTGCTCCCAGTCTTCGGGGGCATGCTCGGGCAGGTTTTGAGTTCTGCCGCCGTTTGCTTTGGTCGGTTTGCAGGGCTTCGAGAAGTATTGTATTAATCGTTTACCCTCTTTGTCCTTTTGGACGTCGAGCCCTAATGCCTTGCCCATACCGTCCAATGATTGCGGCAAGCCTAAGCATGAACCCCAAACCATAGTACAACGCCAATTCGTCGGGTCGAGTGGTCTGCCGTCTAATTCGTAACCTATGCACACGCGCTCAAATTGTGCGTTGTGTGCGACTTTAATGCGCTTCGGGTCACGTAATGCCCGCAGCACTTTGCTCGGTATGACATCGCCTTGCTGTAAGTCTAATCGTGTCACGGGCTCGTCGCCGAACCGATACGAGAATAACTGTATATAAAAAGCGGGGCTCGCCGCGTAGCGATAAACCCCGCAGCCCGCAAGGTCGACGTCTGAAAATGTTTCGATGTCGATGTGTAAAGGCTTTTTCATTATTAGAATTCGTCCTCAATTTCTTCGAGCACGTCTTCGAAGTCGTCTTCGTCGAGGTCGCTCAATTTTTCGGCGTCGTAGTCTTCGAGGATTGCTTTGAGTGCTTTCTTGCCGCCTTTTTGCTCTTTGAGCTTCTTAGCTGCTTTCTTGATGTCGTCGAGTGAGACTTCGTCGTCTTCGTCGTCTTCGTCGTCTTCGTCGTCTTCGTCGTCTTCTTCGATTTCTTCGTCGTCCTCGTCTTCGTCCTCTTCGTCGAATCCGTCTTCGTCTTCCTCGATGAAGTCGCCGAAGTCGCCGTCGATGTCGCCGAAGCCACCGCCACCGCCGATTCGTTCGCCGTCTTCTAATTTCATAACCGCGCCGAGAATGAACGAGATACCCCACCCGCCGTTATTCCACGCATACGCCGCACCACTAATCGCGCAAAGCATGCCGCTGTAAACATCTTCGTCAGAATCGAGCACGCGCTTAGATTTTGACAAGACAGTCGGCGCGCCTTGATTCGTTGAGAATTTGACCGCGATTGCGCCCTCATATTCGGGGTATTTTTCGAGGTCGAAAATGTCGCATGCGTCTTTGATAGGGTTGCCGTTTTTGCTTTGTTTGCCGACAACTTTGCCTTTTTCTTCGCCGATTGCTTTTGCGTTTGCTACGGCTTCCTTAATTGCTTTGATAGTCTTTTTATCATCGGCAGGAATAATCGCAGTTACTTGCCATTTCGGGTCGTCCTTGCCGCTTTGTCCGCGGTCGGGCTCGATAAGATGTGCGAATGCTGCTGTGACTTTTCCTGTGACAACTTTTGTCACTTTTGGCTCGTCGTTTGCGGCTTTGCTTGCTTTGTTAGTTGATTTTTTGTTTGCTGATTTCTTAGGCATGATTTGCTCCTTTTATTCTGTGAACGCTGCGAAGTCATCGGCAGCTTGTTCGAGTTTGTTTGCTGCGGGTAGTCCTTTGTTAGACAATGGAACGAGCCGCGGTGCGTATTCGTTTTTGATTACCGAGCGAGCAAAATCTCGCTCGAATGCGGTGTGCCCGACTAGCGCTTCGATTTCTGTCAGCGGTTTAAGCGGGCGCGGTTTGAGATACTCGTCGGCGTTATAGCCTAACCGCTTGAGCTTACGGCGGACGCGTTTCTCGTCCGTGAATTGCCTGCGGCTTGCACCTTTTACGAGTTTGAGCCCCTCGAGCTCTTGCCCGTCGTAGACTTGCGCCGTGGCATATTTGACAACGTCGTCGACCCATTGTTTGAGCGCGGCTGCGTTTTCTGCGATTTGTATGATTTCGCGCTTGTCGAGAGCGCTCGGTCTGATTCCTATTTTATCCCATCCCCCTAAAACTTTGATAAATTCGTCACGGTGTTTTTTGTCGGTCACTCTATGCTTACAATAGCGGCATGTGCTGATAGACGGCTTCATTTCGCCCGTGTGCTCTGCCGTAGCAATAGCGGCGGGCTTGACAGTCTTCTGCCCCCACCTGTGCAGCTTGCGGCTTGTGAGTTCCATGTCGTCGCGGTCATAGTCACGCGGCTGCAATATCGTGCCCCGTACCGTTTTTATTCTGTCGAAGATTCCGAGGGTGTCAAGTGCGGCATAAGCGTATATTTTGAGCTGCGGGTTATCCTGCGCATGAATTGGCAGCCGCCCGAACTTAAAGTCGACAATGTGCAGGACATCGCCTGCGACGATTACAACGTCGCTCGTGCCCCATAGCTCGGGGTGTATAGATTCGGCGTGCACTTCTTTTTCTAAGTAGAACGCGTCGACCATGCCGTCGTATTCGTCGAGGATTTCGTGCACCTGATTCACGCACCAGTCGGCGAGCCTTTGCAGATAATAACTGTAATGCTCCGACGCTCTGATGTCTTTGAAGAGCCGCGACTTTTGGTGCTCCTTATAGTAGCGCTCATGTTTGAGCTCTGTCCGCAAAATCTTTTCGACGATTTCGTGCCCGAGAGTGCCCTCGGCTGCTGCCGAGCTAGACGGGTAGAACCTATCGAAAAAGGATTGCTCGACGTCGGTGCGCACGGGAGCTTCTTCGTACCAACACGCAGGGCTCGCGAGCCACAACTTAGAAGCTGACGGCGAGAGAAATGCGTGATTTTCGGGCATTAGGCTTCCTCATGCTCTTCGAGCCATTCGTCGAGCTCTTCGCCAACTTCCTGCAATTCGTCTTCGTCGAGGTTTTTCACGATTTTAACGTCGTACTCTTCGAGCAATTCTTTGACGAATTTCTTGCCGCCTTTGATTTCTTTGATTTCTTTGACGAGGTCTTTCACTTCTTCGACGGTGTAATCTTCTTCGCCGTCTTCTTCTTCTTCTTCTTCTTCTTCGTCGGCTTCGCCCGCTTCGTCTTCGTCTTCGTTTTCTTCGTCGACGCTGTCATCGTCTTCGGCTTCTTCTTCGGCATTGTTGACCTCGTTTGCGTTCGGCACGTCGTCTTCTGTCCATGATTCGACTACTTCTGCAATAGTGAGCGCGATGTCTGTGCCCTCTTCGAGTTTTGCGTCGAACTGGTTTTTAGTTAAGCGTGCTTCGATTTCAGATTCTTCGGGCATACGTCCGCCCGCTTTAACGAATAGCACGCGCCCGTCTTTTAAGTCTAGCCATGTATTGCGCTTTATTGTTTTTGTACCGTAGCGCACCCCGTCGAATTCGTTCGTGGTAGAGCCGTCTGCGATGTTTGTATTCGCTTTGACATGCTCCGCTTTGAGCTTTGCCGCTTGCTCCTCTTTTTCGGCTGCTGCGGCTGCGGGGCTTACCACCGCTTTGATTCCGTTTGCTTCGAGAGTAATCGGTGCGCTGCCGCTATTTTCCGCGATGAATGCCTGCGCTTGCTTGATTACGTCGGCGACGTTGTCGCCCATGATTGCGAGTTTAATTGTCATTGAGTTTTCTCCGAATCTTTGTTATAATTATGTCGCAGCGGTTGGGCTGCAAAAATTTTCTTTGTCGTGTGTTTCGACGTTCTGCGTGCCTATTAGGCGCGCTTTTTTGTTGTCGGCTTAAAGTCTAAGCCGAGGACGACTTGCGCCGCGAGCTGCCCCGATATGGCGTTTTTGCCTATCACGTCGAAGCATACTGTCTTAGTGCGCCCGACTTGTGCCGACTTCGCGAACCGTACTTTGACGACGGTGTTTTTGTTGAAAGCGTGATATGCTGCCGCGCTTTTGATTACTCGGCGCATTCGTTTTCTTGCGAAGTACCCTGCTTTGATTTCGACAAGTCTTGCGACCTGCTCGTCAGTCATGCTCATTTATGAATACCTCGGCACGCTTTGAGAACTTCGAGCGGTGTCTTACCGAGTAACTCTGCGAGGATTGCTATTTTCTCGTTAGTCATCTGTGAAGATGTCGGATTGCGTAGCAACCAACGGAACTGCGGCTCGGTCAAGTTGAGCTCTTCGGCGATGTATCGCGGTTTGAACTTTGATAATTTGACAAGCTGCTGAATTTCGTTAACTTCGTATTTTCCCATGTGTGCCCCTTTCGTTATTATGGTGTATCTCTGTTAGAACAAAATGATTGACGACCGCGTTTGTATGAATTTCCGAAAGCATTGTATCGTCGGTCGCCTTAATGGTTGAGGGTTGTCGTGTGCCTTGTTTAAGTTTTTCATGTAATTTTGTAGGTTGCCGCGAGCCCCTCGTGTTGCCCTCGTCTTCCTGACAAAATTAAGTATACAAAAAACGTCGACTAATGTCAACGATTTTTATCATTACAATTGTGTTACAAAATGCGAAAGCCCTGCGGACTTGGCAACCGCGGGGCTTTCTTAGGAGTAAATTATGAATAAAATCTAATTTCGGAGTAGAAAATCCATTTGACGAGCGCGACCGTGTGGGGTGTCGTACTACAAAAAACATTGTATCATAACGCCCCGAGGTTTGCAAGTACACACGCCCGTGAGCCCTGTGTACCGACGTTAAGCCGCACCGTTGAGCGATTCTTCGCATTTAGGTACACGACCACGGGTTAATTTTACATAGACGCGTCGGAAAAAACACTATACACTTTTTATAGACTTACTTTTTTAGCATGGCTCTTATAGAATAAACCTGTGTACCTGTGTACCGAGCAAACAAAAACCGCACTACGGTGCGGCTTTGAATTATGTACACGGGGGTGTGTACCTGTGTTTGCGGCTGTGTATTAATAGCACAACCCTGTTCGGAAATTGTCAGACAAGCGGCGGACTGCGCTATAATTTCGGTTGCCCGAAGCGCCGACCCATGAAACCCAACGCCAGCCGTCCGCGTCAATGATATTATCATAGTTCACGGTCTGACCTGCTTTGAGGACGCCTGCGACTGTTCCTGTTTTTGTATTCGGTGCGCGGCGGATATTCACGGCGCTGTTTGCCTTGAATGTACCCCGCTGTGCCGTCAGTTTGCCGCCTGTGCCGTTTTGGTCGGGTGGGGTAATATTTCCCCCCGAAGTAATCGGCGGGCGCACAACGCCCCAAAATTCGCTTGGATAAGGGCGTGTGTTGATTGCCGCTTTGTCAGCGGCTTGTCCTTTACCTGTAACCATGTTTTGCTCGAGCGCGGTGTAGTTGTTCAACGTCGCGCTGATGACGATACCTGTGTGCCCGTACGGGTGCTTAGTGCCGTACCACACGAAGATGTCGCCCTGCTGTGGAACGAAGCCGCGCGAATTCTTAATGCGTTGCCACCCTGCGGGCAAAGCTTGATTTCGCAAGTTTTCGGCGTTACCTGTAAGGCGAAAGCCCCAAAGGTCGTGTGCATATTGGACGGCTAAGTCCATGCATTGCGCGCCGTACATGCCGTCGAAGTCGACCCATTTGCCGACGTGTGTGTCAATCCATTGCTTGACCTGTGCTTGATTTACCATTTTGTACCTCTTTTTCTACGCCGAGCGCGTCGGCGAGTTTTTGCTCATAGCGTTTTTGTTCGCTTTTGACTTTAAGCTCGAGAACTTTCGGGGTATAGATTCCCATTACCGAGAAATTCTCAAAGATAGAAATTAGATAATTCATAATATACATGATTGTCACAATAATCGCCACCGCGTCCGAGTGAAGCGCCGAGCAGAAAACCCAGACGCCCCCCAGTCCTACGATTACGAATGTGTGTTTGACAAGTCCTTTGAAGCCTAACGAACTATCAGGCACTTTCCAGTAAAAGGCTTTTGCAAGCCCCGTCAGATAGTCAAAGCCGATGATAGCTGCTAAACTTATAAAGTACATGTTTTTAGATAATGCGAGCAACGCGTGCATGATTGCAAAATTTTCGATGATGTTCACTCTTTCCGCCTTTCGGGCAATTGTTTCGACGTTGTTCGTCGTCGGAACAATTTTACCATATTTGATTAAAACGTGCCATTGTCATAATAAGCCGTTCCGTTAAGGTCGCCGACGCGCTCGAGCGTATAAGAGAAATTACGCAAGTGAGTGCCACTTGTTCCGTAGCCGTTATTATAGGCGCTGTCTCTCGAGGTGTTCGTGCCTGTTTCGAATTGCAGGAAGAAATTATCGCCCTTGAATAGTGAAATTGTGGCAACTGATGAAAAGGCTTGCTCTGTCATGCCTGCGGTATATTCGCCGACCAACACACGGCGCGTCCATACGCCCGACGGTGGCAAGTGCTGCTCTGCTCCGAATTCTGCGAGGTTATTCGCCGAGCTGTTACGTGCGCATACTATTTGGAAATACCGACCACCAACGCGCCACGAGTTACCCGACGCGGGGAAAGTGTAGTTTGCAATGTTAATCGAGCCGCTTATGTCGATTCGATAGATTCCGTCTTCCTCGATGACGAGGTTATCCGGTGCGAACTTGTCGCGCGGGTCTTGACTGCATAAGTACGGGTTACGCCATACTTTATAATTCGTTAATTGCGAAGCCGTCGAGCTGACGGGGCGATTCGCGACGCCGTTTATCGGTATTGACTGCACGGCGACTTTGTTTATAAAGTGATTGAAGTTTTCACAGCGTGCGGCGATTCCGTAAGCAGGATTGCCCGAGTTCCCGCCGTCAATATAATTTGACTTTATTTGCTCATATTTCGGCGTCGTTCCTGTCTGACCGAATGTTATCCAGTACAGCGGCATGCTTATCACTCGACGCGGGTCGATTAGGTCGTGCAAGCTATGGTCGCGCCAGTATTGTTTGAGCAGGGTCGGCACGTCGAGAAATTCGAGCCTGATTTGTTTATAGTCGACGGCGTACGTATTAGTTCCAACCGTTCCCGACGGAACGTTGACCTGATTCAAGTCAATCGTCAAACATAAGAGCATAGTCTCGTTTGACTGCCCCGTCGTGTCGACGAGCACGTCGGGCGCACCATTCGCCGCCCTCGTGATTTCTATGCCGTAGCCTTGCAGCACCGCCGTGCCGTGAAATAAAGCAAGCTGATTCGACGTTGTGTTTAAGATGTCGATTGTCATGCCGTCGAGTACGCCCGAGCGGTTCTGCATTGCGAGGTCTAAAATCGACGCTTCGTTTTCGGGTGTGACGATTGAGCGGTCGAAGTTAATGCCTTTAAGTACCATATTTTTATTTGTCCTTTCTTAAAACGCCGTAGGGTCGTTATTAGTTGCATAGGGTTCGCCTACATTGGCATACCCGCTCGCAAAACTGCGATAGCATATTTTGAACTGTGTCGCGCCTGCGGGCGGTGTTTCGACGTAAGCATGATGATATAAGCCTACGCCGACGCTGCCCTCGTCGTGAACGGTGCGAGATATGAATGTGCCCGCAGCGTCATACCATGCAATAGCTGACCAAAATGTCGAAGCGGTCGTCGTCATGGCGGCGACGTTATAACGGGGGTCGGTCGCGGGGTAGAAATTTTTCGAGCGTAGCTCGTTCAATCCTGACACGGCGGGGTTAAGTGCTCCGTCGCCCCCGATGTAACCTGCTTCGAAGTCTGTGTCAGGTAGTCGGTTCGTGTCCTTGTTCCCTGTCGTATTGTCGCCCATGTACCATATTTCGAGGTTCTCGTGCTCGAAGCGGGCACGAGTTCCCGAGCCGTATGTCGTGATGTCGTGCATGTCACAATACAAAATAAAGAATACCTCGTCGCCCTCGTATAAGTTGGTCGACAAGTGAGTGCGCAGCGTCTGACGGGGTAGCTGTGTGACGCCGTAACCGTTCGACCGTTTCCCACTTGTTCCGCTTGTGAAGTTGTCGTCGCGCACGTTTTCTTGTACGCTGTCGAACCGATTTCGCATTCCTGCGGGTGCATTCGCCCCTCGTTCGACGTACATCGCAAGCCCGTGCCACCGATTGTTGACATTGTATGATACCGAGCCATACATCATGACGGACACGTCAAACTTATATAAGCCTGCCGTGTGGCAATGAAACGTCGCTTCGTTTTTCATGCTTAGATACTCTTTTAATTGAGCTTCTTCATTTCGACCCATGAACGGGAAAGTCCACGGCTTGCTCGAGGTGTATTGCAGACCGAGCGCCCCTGCGCCGTATGGCTGCTCGCTGTAAGACTTATAGACCCACGGCACGCGCTGCGTCTTCGCGTGTGCCCCCGCTGACGCATTATTGTCGCCGATGACGTATGTGCGATTCACGGGGTCGTCGGCGTTAACGGGGTATGGTCTTACAAGTACCGTTGTTTGATTCGTGTTGTTCCCGTATAAGTTGACTTGCTCGCCCCGTGGATATGCCGACTGATTCGAAGCGAACCGTCCGACGAGTTGCTTCTCGCCGCGCTTCGTTGTTTTGAGCGGGTGGTAGGTCATATATAGCGGCGTAATGGTCGGCTGCGGATTCGCCGCATTAGTGTCGACGGCTGCGAGCATGACAAGCGGCAAGGCGGTCGCGTCGTCGACACTCTTATTCGCCCGCTCGTAAACGGTTTGCGTTTTGATGTCTGTCTGCGGGTCGTATTCGATAAACTCAAAATACCCTTGATTCAATACGCTGCTGTAATTGTTGTCGACGATTTTGCCGACGCTTGTATTATCCTTTGAGAAGTCGAGCGATAGACAAAGCATGTAATGCTTGTCAGATTGCAAGTTCCGCGTAGATAGTTGCTGATTGAGTGCGCTGTCGGGCTTGTAATAAAGCAGATAGCCTTGTTTGTAGATATAGCCCTCTGACAGCTCGACGAAGCCTGTACCGAGCGAGCCGCCCTGAAATACGGGATAGAGTGGCACTTTTTCCGATGTGGGGTTGTTGCCCCCCCGATTGAGCCTGCTCCACCGTGTGCCCGTGGCGGTCGTGTCGACGACTGCCCCGAGATGTTTCGCGCTTCGTTTCATGCCTATACTATCGAACCATTTCGGCAACTGATTCGACGATAGCGGCGCTTTGCCGTTCGGGTAAATTTGTAAAGCCATTTAAGCCCCCTTATTCTAGTTTTTCTTGCAGCAACGCGCCGAGCTTGTGGCGGTTGTGACCTAAGATAATAGTAATATAATTAGTCCCGCTTTTCAACTGTCTGCCCGTTACAAGTGACTTATACTGTACGCCCTTGTAAGTGACGTTGACCGCGCGCCCGATATAGAGCTCTTGCCAGTCGACGAGCTGCGAGTCCATTTTTACTTTTATCTTGAATTGGTGCGCATAGGCTGCCGTTTGCAAGGCGTCGCGAGCCCGTGCGAGGTAACTCGGACGGTCGCCCCCGTTCGGGTCTTGCGCCCCGAGGTCTTCCGTTTTGACGACGATTTGTTTCATCTTGATAGGCATTTGCACGTACTTGTCGAATCTGTGAAACCACTTAGGGTTATCAGCTTGTGAAGTGCCTATCTTGTCGGGGGTGTTGTCGTCGACATCAAAGAGCAATTGCCCCGCCCATGAATCCGTATTACCTGCGACCCACCGCTCGACCCCTGCCGAATTTTTCATCGGCACGCCGTTGCCTATTACCTCGCCGCGGGTAGTGATGAAGTAATAAAGCCCGTCGAGGTTGTTGTTAAGCACCCCCGCACCTGCTGTCGCGGGCGAGCCTATGCTCGTATAGGGAAAGCCACGATTTTCGGTATTCTTTAAGGCTTGCGTGCTGACAACGTTTTGCCCGTCTTTTACGGTCGTTACTGCCTTGCTGTTTCCGTCGGAGTCTAATCGAAGCACCCGCACCGCATTACACTCGACCGTTCCGACGGTGGTCGTGAATTCCCAGTCGAACAAGTCGTCGGTGTTATCTTTGATTTTGTAGCTCGCGGCGTCGCTGTCATCAATGCGCCGCAGCGTGATGTCAATGAGGTTAAATTGCTCAACCCCGAACGCGTCGTCGGTCTTCGGGAAAATATCCTTATTAGGGTTATTCGGGTATTTCTGCGGCAGATTCCATTGAATGCCGTCGACTTGATAAAAGACGTTATATTTCTTAGTGCCGTTTATCATGTACTTATAGAACGATGTCGGAGTGAACGGCTCTGTCGGGTCGTAGCGCCACGATGTGCCCGTCGCTCTGTGCATGCTTATGCCTGATAACTGATAGGCGTGCTGCCACGAAGCAGCGAGCGACGGCGGATTCGTGAGGGCTTGAAGTTCGACGTAACGGTCGTAAGTGTAAAAGTTATTCGCGGCAACGGTGCGGACGTGGCTCTCCCATGAGTTGCCCGTCATCTGCGTTACCATGACATCATTATCGAAGACGCTTAGAACCTCTTTACAATTCAAGATATTAGGCTTCCCGATTTGGTTCACGATTTCGACCGAATCAATAACGCCGACATAATAGGCTTTTTTAGCTGTAAGCCCAAAGATTCCCATTTCTACGACGGGGGCGTCGGGCAGATAGCACGCAATGAAGTCGCCTTTTTGATAATCCGATAAGTCGGTAAATGTCGATATTTTCGAAGTCGTAATGCTTAGGGCGTCCTCTGACATCTCGAAGTTTACCGCCTGAAAATATCCGTACCGAGTTTTTCGAGCCACGGCATGCGGCTGCAAAAAGTACGCCGTCCGCATGTCGCGGGGTGCAAGATAACAGTCTAATACAAGACTGTTGTCGGCTGCTTTTTTCATCTGTTTATTTCCTCTCTATCCTACTGCGACGTATTCTTTGCGCATTGTCAGCTTTACGCTGTCCGCCTTGATGACGGTGGCGTTCGTAGTGTGAAAACGCAACTGACTGTCGCCGATTGGTGCCATTAAGAAATTTGTCTTTGTGTGGTCTTGTAACTGATACGCGGGGCGGCGCCGCCCTGTGTTTTGGTTGATGATATAGGCGTCATTGCGTCCAAAGCCTGCGATGACGACGAGCTGCTCAAATTCGAGCAAGTCTGTGACGTAAGCGTCCGACGCGATGACCGCGCCTTTCGTGTCTACGATTTCCCACCACGGATTTTTCATAACCGAATCGGGCTGCCCCTTAGTGCCTTGACCTTGCACGATGACCTCGAGCGGGCTCGAATCTTGCAGCCCGAAGTATATCGAATCGTTGTGCAAGTCGAAGACGCCCGCCTGTGAGCTCGATGTGGCGTTTGAGCTCATGACATACCCCTCGACGTAATCTTTCGGGGTCGGGTCGTTGTAGTAGGGTGCGTCCATACGCTTTCCTTTTACGTCGTAAGCACGCCCGAGCTTGTCGGGGTCTGTTGCCCCCAGTTTATCTTTTTGGCGATACACAGCGCCCTCTGCGTCCGTCCTCGTCGCGATAGGGTCTTGACCTATGAAAACGACGTCTTGATACCATAAGCCCTTTTGCGTGAATTTGAAAGTTTCCTGAATGAGCTGCGATTCTTTTAAGTCCGTGAGCGGCATGTCTTTGAGCTCTACTTCTTTGTAAAATATGCCGTTGTCGTTTTCGTATTTCAGAACGTAGGGCGAAGCGTCGAAGAATCGCACCAAGTTCATGAATATTTGGCGGGTGGTCTGCTTCGACCAATTCATGCCGAGAACGACATCGACTTCGAAGTCGGGCAGCACCGCACGTCGGGCTTTGATGATTTGCGCCGTGCTGAAATTCTCGACGGTATTCTCGAAGCCTATGCCGAGCCCTTTCGGGTTAATGGTCGCGATTCCCGTCGTGCGGTGCTCGTCGAGCTGCATTTCATCGCCCGCGGCGTTTAATAGCGTAAATTTGCGAGGTCTTGACATTATATTGTAATTCCTTTCATCATGAGATTCTCGACGTGGTCTGTGAGGGCTTGCCCGTCGATGTTGATGTTTCCTGCTGCGATGACAGCTTCGACGATGTGCGCCGCCATTTCGCGGATAGCTGCGACGATTTCGTCCGTACCGTTTCCGCCCATGTTTGCGCTTATCTTGTCGCCTATCATTCCGAGGGTGTTGCGGTTAAGCGGCAGCACGGCTTCTTGACCTGCTTCGCCGCCGACCATGAGCGAATCGCCATTCATGCCGAACGCCGTCGGGTTGTTCATGATACCCCCCTTAGCGTAGAACTCGAGTTTCGGAATTCCCTTACCTTGTACCCAGTCGAGCGGATTCGCAGAACCCCCTGACACGTGGAAGCTCGGCATGTGGAAGCTCGGAAATTCAATGTGGAAATTGAATAGATTTTTAATCCAGTCAATACCTTGTCGAACTGCGCTTACCATGCTGTCAAGTTTGTTTTTAGCTGCGTTTACTGCTCCGTCGAATGCGTTGTGCACTAAGTTACCTAAACCGCCGAGAATTGAGCTAAACAATGATTTAACGCCATTAAGTCCGCCCATGACGGTATTTTTCACGACGTTAATCATTTGACTGAAAATGCCCTGAATGACTTGACCTGCACCACGACAAATTGATTGAACGCCCGACCATATTGCCGACCAGTCGCCACGCATAACGCCGCTGAATACTTGAATAATACCTTGAATGATATTTACAACGCCCTGAATCACGCTCTTAATGTTGTTCCATGTGGATTTGATGAAGTTTACGAGATAGGGCATAACTGCATTAATTACGCCTTTAATCGTGTTAAATACGATAGTCACGGCTTGCATGATTTGCGTGCCGTTGGCTTTCCAAAATGCCGTTATCTGTCTGACCATTTGACTAATGAATGGCACGACGTATTGAAAGAATGCGTTTATAATGGTACGTGCGACGCTGAATACTACCGCCCAACCCTCGCGGATAAACTTGAATAGGTTTAACAGTATAAGTTGAATCTGCGGTGCATGCGTTAAGAAGAAATTACCTATCATTCGAATGCCGTCGCCGACTGCGAAGACTAATTGCCCGAGCGTTGATTTTGCCGACGTCATGGACGTTGTGAACATGCCGTCGAACACGGGTTTGAGTACGCTCGTTATCACGCCCGCGGTGTATTGAAACATTGATACTAGAAAGCTGATAGCACTTGCGAGCGGGTCTGTGCTGTTTTTAGCCCCCGAGAATAGCCCCGTCAGATAGCCGACTGCGTTGCCGACCGCGCCGAGAATCGGAATAACTGCCGAAAGAATCGGCGCGCCGACGGTTGCGAGGAATTTTTGCCATGTAGCGCCGAGCTTTTCCGTTACGGCTTCATAAGAGCCCGATTCACGAGCAGCCTGCCCCGTAACCCCTGAAAGCTCTTGAACGTGAGTAATAAAGCCGAGCCGCATTTGTTCCTTTTGCGCGTCGCCCATTTTTTGCCACTCTGCCGTCGTTTTGACTGCGCCCTGTTGGATAGCATACTGCGCGACGGCGTTGTCGTTCGCCTGTACTCCGATAGCGTCGCCCGCTTCGTAGTTACCAAGGATAAACGATTGAATCGACGCTTGCGCGTCGGCATAGGAAACGTTGGCAAACTTAGACGCGTCAGCGGCTGCTGTGGTCGCGTCTTTCGTCATGTCCATTGCTTTTTTTGTGTCGATTCCTACCCCTCGAAACATTGACTGAAACTTAATCATTCCGGGGGTTAATTGCTCGGGAATCATACCGAATTTCTGTGCCATGTTTTGGCTCATTTTGTCGGCGTCGCCTGTCATGTTTCCGAAGACCTGCTCATACTGCCCCCGAATCGCCTGCGCGTCGGCGGCAGCTTCGACGGTCTGTTTCCCGAAGTCTATTATTTTACCCGCGGCAAAAACTGCCCCGATTCCGAGCGCTGCTTTTTTGAAGAAGCCCGTTATATTACCCGCGGCGCTTTCCCCTTTTTTGTGGACTTTCTCGAGCCCGTCTTCGGCTTCGTCGGTGTGTAAACCTATCGAGCCGAACAGTTTGAATATTTCATTCATTGAGTGCTTTCCCCTTTCGGTTTTGCGAATTTAATGAATTGACTTGCATAGTCTAAGGCTTCTTTTTCCTGCTCGACTTTTTCCTCGGACGTTAAGCCCGACCCCTCGTTCGGCATGACTTCGGCTTTGTAGTCGGCGAATGAGAGTTCGCCTTGATACTTGTGTAAATACGCTTCCCAAAGGGTCGCGTCATTTTGCCGTTTATACATTACACTAACAAAAAGCGGCACGTCTGACATCGCCATGTTTTGAAGCATGAAGCGCGCGTCGGCGTACCGTGTGAAAACGTCGTGACGGAATCCTGCCGCTCCGTCGTCTAGCCTAGCAACGAAGAAGCAGACTTGAAAACCGTCTTAATATCATCAGAACTGAAAAGCTCTTTCAATACAAAGAAATAGTCGCCGAGGGGTAATGTTGCCACCTCTGCGGCGGTTCTGCCTAGCAATGAAGCTAAAAACTCATTTAATTCATTTTGTACAAGTGCGATATTTTCGACCACCTTTTCGAAGATTTGCCCTGCGAGGTCAATGCCGCGAAGTTGAACGTCGACGTTTTCGTCAATCATTCGAATCGTCTTCGCGATTTGTTGCCCTTGATTGAGGTCTTTTTCTTTGTGGTCTAATAGGCGAGCTTTTTGCAGCTCTGCGCCGCTTTTGAGTTGGTCTGCAAACATTCCGACGAGCTCGTCTTTGATGTTGAGCTTTCCGAGCAACCCGAGCACGACGAATAAGTCCGCACCGTTTAATCCGCGCATAGGGTACTTCGCGCGCATTGCTGCGAGGTGCTCCGCTTTTTCGGCTGCTGCTGCGCGTGCTTTCGCTTCGGCTTCTGCGATGGCGTTGCGTTCGATGTCTTTAAGAGTTGGCTCAATAGCGACGACGTTGTTTTGCGCCTGTGGTTGGTTGTTGTTGCGATTTTTCTTTGACATGGTTTAATGTCCTTTCGTTTTTTGATACATGATGATTATACCATGAAAAAAGCCCCGCGTCGAGCGGGGCTTGTGTATGCTTTATTAGTCTATGACGTTAACGTCTAATTTCTTTTCGGTTAAGCTGTCGACTTTGACTGTGAGCTTAGTAGACCCTTTCGCAACTCCCGTCACGTCGTAGTCAGTTCCCGCAGAATTTAACACGACTGTGGCGATTGTAGGGTCGCCTGACGTCATCGTCACGTTGCGAGATTTCGCACCCGCAGGCGTTAAGTTAATAGTGCCGTGGTCTGTCTTAGTCCCGCCGAGTGACAAGTCCGCAATAGTCGCAGGTGTGAACGAGAAGCCTGTAGCAGCTGCCGCAACCTTAAAGAAGATTTTAGCTTGCTGTGTTGAGCCGTCTGACAAGTTTGTCGCTAGTACGGTAATAGCTGCCGCATTAGATATTCCACCGTGTACGGCTTCGAATTCGCCTGTCGCTGCGTCAACTGTCACGCTGTCATCGTCCGAGCTGTACGCGATTGTGTAGTTGTTCGCGTTTGCTGGCGTAAGGTTCAATTTCACGGCGAGGTCTGTGCCCGTACCGCTTCCGACTGCGATTGTGCCACGGTCGCCTTGAATGAGCTGAATCGCTTTCGCTGACGTCGACGCGTCAGGGCTTGAAGCGATACCCGTGATAGGCGTCGGCAAGATTCCTGTAATTGCAAGTGTGTCGCTAAATTCGCCGTCTTTTGTAAGCACGATGATTTCGGCAGCCCCTTGCCCTGTGATGTGGATTGTTCCCGCTTGGTTGACGGTTGCGACGTCTTTGTCTGTTGACAAATAGAGCAAGTCTGCGATGTTTCCACCTGTCGGCGTTACGTCGACTTGAGTGTCGTAGTTTTGACCGATGACGAGCTGCGCAGGGTCGGCGTTTACATCTCGCAATTTGAGGTTGATTGAATCGACCAAAGTGTCGCTCATTGTAGGGAAATAAATGCGGTAGGGGAATTCATCGTTGACAAGTTGGTCATAAGACGCATGGGCTTGTAATTCGACTGGGATTTCCGCTTCCTTGTCATCTTCGGTCTTGATTTTCGCCCCTGCTGTCGCGAGGACGTTGTCAAAAATAACGATGATAGGTTTGTTTGTTCCTGACAGTTTCCCGACCATTCCTACATTGTCGATGTAGTCGCTGTCGTCGACGTAGCGTTTGCCCTTGACAACTGAATAACCTGTCGGCGCTTCGTTAGGGTCTGTGACGAGGGTTGCTGTACCGTTGATTGATAGGCGCAACGTTTCGGCTGTAAATTCCTTGATTGATGTCTTCGCGCTTGCTGACGTGCTAGACAGTACCTTGTTACCTTTTACGGTAGTCCAATAAGTGCCGTCGACTTCCACGTCGCGATATTTTTGCTCGAGGTCGATTTCAATGCCGCCATTAGTCGCACCGATTAATTCGCCCGAGAATAATTGCGTTGTTGCGTCGAACGTCAAATTTTTGTAGAGCGTCGCCGCGTCAATAAGATATTTCTTCGGCGTGTCGCTTTGGTATGCCGTTTTGGCAAGTCCTGATAATTTGCTCATTTGAGCACCTTCTTTCTGCTTTCTGCTTTGATATAGAACTGCGCCGCAATACGTAAGAGCCCCCGTTCCTCTGACGGCACTTTGTTGCTGCGATTCCATTTTATCATAAACCAATAATCTTTGGTAACTATCCTCGATTTGTCGAGGATATAACGCAGCTCGGCGTCTAATGCGTATAAGTTCGCATAAGAGCCGCTGCGGTCGTATAGGTCGATGTCGAGATATACGCCCTCGCTGCGTTGGTCGTCGCCGAACGCTTCGAAGTCCGTTTCATAAACGCCGAACGGGTATTTGATTGCGTCGTCCTCTGCGGCGTCTACCGTCGCATACATTTCGGACGACGCAGCCGAGAGCAACAAGTGCAAGTGTTTCGCGAATGCCGCTGCGTCGGGCACGCTTGTCGGCGCGCCGCCTGTGCTTATTTCGATTCTTGTCATTTCTTGCCACCCCCGAGCCCTTTCATTTCTTCGGCTATGATTTTCTTGATTTCGTTGCGTTCATCGCGGAAAGCTCCGCGCATACGTTTCGAGGGGCGAGAGCCGCGTGTGCGAATCCATACCCCTTTATCGTTGCGATACCACCACGGCGTCGTCCGACCGCCTTTTTCGCCGTGGATTCCCGAGCCGTACTCGTAAGGAATCGCACGCGCAAGGGTTGAGCCGATTCGGATTTTGCGCTCGCTTCCCGTGCCGCTCGGCTTCGAGAAGTCAATCGAGCGAGCATATTCGCCCGTCACGTTGTTCGACGTGTCGCCGTGTTTACCCTCGGCGATTTCGCCTTTCATGTGCTCGCCTACGGCAATTAGTGCACGGTCTGCCGCTTCGTTGATTTCGCTCATGACCGCCTTTGTATTCATCTCGAATTTTACTTCGTTATCTGCTGCCATTACGCCACCCCCTCGGGTAGAAAATCGAGCAAGACTTCGAGATGATGACCGACGCCGACGGGGTCGTCGCAGAACGTCACAACGTACCACCTGCCGAGCGCGTCTTGTACGACGTCGCCCTTGTTCGGTACGAAAGCCCACGGTTGCGCGTTGTCTGTCTTTTTGATGATTATGACGAACTTGCTGTCTTCGATGTGAGCGTTCTGTATTGCCTGATTGTCGTCGGCTGTCAGCATGTCGAGGTAGCCACGCAGCGAGCCCCGCAGGGTCTTCGCTTGCGTGTACCCGCCCATGCCGTCCTTTTTCTTGTCGACGCTGTAATATTTATGAGTTTGTGGTGGGTATATCATGCAGCCACCTACTCCCAGTTAAACTGACGATAGCGAGCTAAAAACGACATAAGGCTGCGTGGATAGCCGCCCTCGCTTTCGGCTGCTGTCATGTCGAAGTATGTGACCGACAAGCGGCTGACAGTTTCTTGCTTGACGCCTGTCTTGCCTGACATGTTGACATCGTACTCGATTAGTTTCTTTACTCCGCCGATAACGTTGAGCGGGTAGTAAACTTTGACAATTGTCGCGTCGTAAGCCCCCGCGTAGAACTCGGGGAAATTGTCGGGCATGCGTACCGTGATTTGATACGTAGATAGCGCCGTGATGTCGAAGACGCCGTCATTTACCCCCGTTCCGCTGATTTCGATTGTGTCGCCGATATGCAGGTATTTGAGCAGGTCGCTCGTGCCTTGCAGCGGCTCGCCGTTGACATTCGGCAGCGTGATAGTGGTCGGTGCGAATATGAGGTCGAGCCCTTTGCCGATGAAAGAGCGGCGCGTGACGTTAACGTGAAAATGGTTGTTAGTAATGCCGCGCACAGTCTGCTCGAGCGTGTCGACATCGGCTTGCGTGATGTTCGGGTCGAGCGCTTGTGCGTCGGTTAATTTCATGAACATGCGAGAAGCCCCTTTCTAGCCCCGTATGACGTTTTTAGACGTTCGGGGCATAATTATACTACCGAGGGCATAGACCCCCAAGGTAAGCGGTTATTTTTCGACTGTGCGACGTCTGCGGCGTGGTTTTGGTTTTTCTTCGTCATCGGCAACCGTTTCGGCGTCGTCTTTCGGCTCGACGGTTTCTTTGTCATCGTCTAACAATTCGGCGTCGTCTTTCGGCTCGACGGTTTCTTTGTCATCGTCTAACAATTCGGCGTCGTCTTTCGGCTCGACGGTTTCTTTGTCGTCGACGATGATTTCGTCACGAATGAAGCCGTCGCGCTCGAGTGCTGCAATAGTGAGCACGTCTTCGGCGTCGGCATAGTAGCCGACGTGTGGTGTGTTTTCTTTGTAGAATCTAATTTGTGTCATTGTTTCGATGTCCTTTTCTATGCTGCGACTTTGTGCCCGATGTATGGTTCGCACCATTTCCATGCTTCGAGCGAAGCGAGCGCAGCGTCGACGGTGCTATATGTGCCGTTGAAATATGCGAATGTAATCGAAAGCACGTCATCTTTTGCGATTGCGACGTTGTTTACTTTGGTTAGGTGGAAATTACCGTCGGCGCTGACGAGCATTTCTGCCCCGTTAGACTTGCCGACGATAGCCACGCGCAAGACGACCGTCTTTGTGCTCGGCTCGCCGTTGATTGCAATGTCAATCCCTGCGCCTGCGCCGCCCTGAATGTCAATGTCAGCAGGTTGTGGAATTGCAGGATATACAACTTCGCCCGCATGTCCTAAGATGTCAGCTTGCTGCTCAATGCTTACCGTGTAATGCTCGAATGCGTTCGGGTTCGCGTTGAATGCGTCAATTTCTGCCTGATTAGTCACGCGCACGGCGGGCAATGGTGCGCCGTTGTGTGTATTGGTTGCGGAGGTCTTAAATAAGAGCCCCTCGCGTTTGAAGTAGGTTACTTTGCCATTAAGTGGCGAAGCCCCGAGCTGTACGAATGCCATGTGCACCCCCTTATATAAAAATAAGCGACGGCACGCGCCGCCGCTTTGGTTGTGTGATATTAAACAGTTTTCGACACGTAAATCGCTTTACCGCCGTTTTTAGGAATGATAATATCGTGGTAGATACGAACATCAATTTTGTAAGCGTCTGCTTTTTGGTTGACGTTAGGCTCAAAGATACGTACTTTATCAGTTTTAGTGATAGCAGTCGCAGCCCCAGTCTTAGGAATCAAGATAAAGTTAATAGGTTTACCTTTTGTTTTATCCCATACAGTTGTAGCTGCGTCTTTCGCGAACTCGTCTTTGAATCGTACAGTCGGCACGGGTTGAATCGCGATGTCACGATATGATTCGACGTTGTAGTCGACGCCGCCTTTTGTGATGACAGTCGTGTTTTTAAGTTTTTGGAACTTGTCAGAATCTGACGCGACTTGAATATTTGTAGGTGTCATAAGCAATACAAGGTCGGACAATTTAACCCCGAGCTCTTCGGCTGCGACGATTGCTTTGTCGATTTCGGCTGCGATGTTGTCTTTTGTAACGGCAACGGGGGTCGCTTGTGTTACGTTTGAGCTCTTCGCGATTGTTGCGTAGCGGTACGCGTCAATTTCGGGCACGGCTTGAGTGCGTCCGAATTCTGAAATGACTGTCGCTGCTGTTGCCATGTTGGCACTTTCGTCGACGTCCATTGCGTCAATTTGGAATGACGTTCCGCGGTCTTGTGTGAGCGTGTAGTCAGACCATGTCAATTTAATGTCGCCGTCTTTGAAGCCGTCCGTGCGGTCGTAGTCTTTCAAACCAGACACAATGATGTCAGCGATTTTGATAGTTGAACCGCCGTTATATTGAATTTGGTTCGGGTTCGCTTCGAGGAAAGTCGAAGTCGCTTCGGCGATGATAAGTTTGTCTAGGTTGCTTTGGAATAAAGCTGCATACTGAATAACGTTTGCCATTATTGAGCACCTCTTTCTATGGTTTTATGGGGTTATTGTTTAAGTCCGAATGCGGCTGCAATGTTTGCCGTGATAGCGTCGTTCTCGGTTTTCTTGTTACCTTTGAGCCCGTTATCGTTGACTTTGAAGCCGTTCGGAATCGAACCGTTTTTGCCGCCTTTTTCGTCGTCTTCCTCGTCCTCTTCGTCGTCATCGTCCGCAGCTTTGAAAAATCCTGCGAGGTCTTTGTCGTCTTTTAGTCCGTTGATTTTGACTTCGAGCAATTCGGGGTCGATAGTTTCGAGGTCGACGCCGTTGCCCTGTAAGGCTAGTTTAATAATGCGTGGATTTGTTACGCCTAACTTCTCGGCGGTTTGCTTGAATGCGTCGTCGGCTTTTGCTGCCGCGGCGTCTTTTTCGTATTGTTCGACTTTTGCCTGCGCTTCTTTGAGCGCGTCGGCTGCTTCGCTGCCCTCGTCGACTTGCTTTTGTAAGCCGTCGAGTGCTTTCTTATGCTCTGCACGTTCGTCGTCTGCCGCTTTTTTTACCTGAATGAACGTTTCTTTCGGCACGTACACTTTGGGCTCTTCGGCGTCGAGTAATGCGTCGAGCGCGTTTGCGTCGGGCGCTGTGCCGTCGGCTAGGTTGGCGAGATAATTCTCAATGATTTTCTTAAATTGTGACATTGTGTTTCTCCTTATGGCTTTATAGCCCGACGTATTTATACGCGGCGGCTGCCCGCGTCCATTACCTGACATTGTACCACGACGGCGCACCGATTGCAAGCGCCTTATAGTGTGGCTTGCCCCGATTGCTCCCACGCCCACGCTTTAAACTCGGCGAGCGTGTCGAAGTCCTTGCCGTTCGACGTCCTGATGATGTCGTGCCCTTTGCGCGTGATATGGACGCGGCAGCGGCAGTTTATGTCCTCGGACGCCACGCCGAACTCGTGCGGCATTTGAGCGGTGTGCCCCGAGATTTCGAACTCTGCGTCGTATGCTATGGTGTGCCCGTCGAGTATTGCGTGGTCGTGGCGCACGCGCTTATCTCGGTTACTGTACCACGTTTTGCGCCCCTCGATTCCTAACTCGGCAGCCTGACGCAAGCCGACTTTGTTGCCTGCGGAATAGAGCCGCCCCATTTCATTATGAGTGACGCTGCGTGTGTATCGGAAAAGCTGCGAGCCTTGCTCGCGTACCATTTCCGCCATTTGTGCCGAATCCTTGCCCGCTGCGAGCCCTTGCACGAGCAGCTCTGTGAGCTCGGCAGCGGTGCGTCCTGTGCGCTTCGCCATTCGCTCCGATATGTTTGAGCCCGCGACGAAGCCGTCGGCTATTGCCTGCCACGCGTGCGAATCCATGAACGAGAACTCGGCGAACTCTGCGCGCGTAACTTGCAAGGCAAACAAGGTCGACACGTAAGCGTCTGCCCCCGCCTGCGTCGCATAATCACGCACCATGCTCGACGCTTCGACGCCTGTCTTTGCATAGATGTCGACTATCTGCGCAATATGGGCGAGCAGCGCGCTTTGACGTTGCGCTGCATAGAATACCCCTGCATTTTCGAGCGGCGTTGCGTTGAGCGCGACCATTTTTTGCAGCACTTCGATAGCCTGCCCGATGACACTTTGATAATAATGCCCGAGTTTGTGCTCTGCCGTCCATTGCAAAAGGTACTCGGCTGCGTCGATTTGTTCCTGCGGTGTCAAATATTTTCGTTTTTTAGCCATGTTTTAGCTCCTTTTTTGACTATTTTAGCACAAAAACGCCCAAAAATACACAGGTACACGGGGGGTGTGTACCTGCGTGTGTACCGACGTTAGGGCGCACCGTTATGCGGTTTGTGCGATTTGGGTACACAGCACACGCCCCTATTTTCCATAGAGCGCGCAGAAAAAAGTACCATTGCTATTATATTACACTATGTAACAATATAGTAATCACTCTTTTTTTCCATGACTCTTTATAGAGTTAGGTTGTGTGCTGTGTACTTTGTAAACAAAAACCGCACAACGGTGCGGCTTCGTTGCGGGTACACGGGGGGCGTGTACCTGTGTTTTAGCTGTGTACTATGCGATAGGATAAGGCAACCCCGTCGCAGGGTCGACCGCAGGTGCAGCGGGTGGCGTTGGTTGTCCTTGCTGCTGTTGAGTGGCTGCGGCTTTCGCTGCGCTCTGCTCATTGTTCTGCGGCAAGAATGCCGTCGGGTCTGTGACGATTCCGCCCTCGGGTGCTGCTTCTTCCTCGAGCGCCTTTTGTATCTCGTCGAAGTCGAGGTCGAATTGTTCACAGATAAGCTCGAGCGTTTGGTCGTCTCCGATACGTGGCGCAAGCTGTAAAATGGTTTGCGCTTTGAGCTGCTCTGTTTGCGCTTCGGTGTATTTGTCTTTGATGATGTCCGATTCGTTGACGATTGCTTTCGGCTCGATTTCGAAGCACACGTCGTCGGCTGTGTAGCTCGTACCGTGCGCGAGGTTGATGTCTGCGACCACGAGTTCGGCTTGCCATTTTAAGCAGGCTTTTAGGCGTGCTATGAGCTTGCTCGCTTTCATGGATAGCAACGTGTAGCGGCTCTTAATAATTACGTTGGTTATGTTACCGTCGCCGAGCTGCTGCGAATTGAAGCCCATGCCCGAGCGGTAGATGTTGACCTCGTCGAGTTCCATTTTGACCTTGCGCCCCTCGGTTGGGATTTGGTACGTCTTCATGTCAACGCCTGCTCCGTCGACGTCGCGCACCTTGATACCCTTGCGCCCTCGGATATTCTTCAATAGGCGGTCGAGTGGTTCACTCTCTGCCCCGTGGATAACGTAGAACGCTTCGGACATGTCCTGCAAGTTGTTAGACAAAAAGCAGTTCATGACGTCGTAGTCATCTATAAGCCCCTTGATTGGTTTGAGGTCGGACGTTCCGCGGCGGTTGTTCTGTAAGATGTGGAACGGAAAGCGTGAGTAATTGCGCCCGAGTGGTAGCCAGCGGTCGCCCTCGTCCATTGTGTCCTCGTCGAAGTCGGGGTTTTCCATTGTCGCCGTGATATGCGGCGCAGGGTTGAGCGTGACTTCGGGGTCGAGCTTGAATGCGGTCGTGTCGCCCTCGCTCTCTTGAATGTAGTATGCCACGCCCTCGTCGCCCCATACGTCGCAATGCTCGATGATGACGTTTTTCTGCTTCTCGGTCGAGTAGCGGTTCTCTGAATAGTATCGCAGCACGCGCACGAGTGTGCCGAAGTCATCGAAGACGGGCACGAGTTTCAATGCGTCAGCGATTTGGAAACGCAGCGAACCGTCTGCCGTTGTGCGGGCGAAGATTCCCTCGAATCCTTTAATACTTGCGCCCTCGATTAATTCCTGCATAGTGAGCTGCCAGTCGTCCGTGAAATACGGTGCGAGCAATTCGTCGAGCTTGTCGTCGTCGTTTGCGCTGCGTGCTTCGATTCCGTCGTCGCCGAGGATATATTGCACTTTTTGGTCGACGAGTTCGGGAAAGAAGCCGTGCGAGATACGGGTATTAGTTGCCGCGGTATTCTCTTGCAAGTGCCCCTCGGCGTCCTCGTACATGATACGGCTCTTCTCGATGTCGTTCTCTTGCTCATAATAGCGCCCTGCGATTTCGGCGTACTCTATCGGTGCACTCGCTCGAAAGTCCGTGTATGCCGTGTAGATAAGCGCGCCCATTGCTTCGAGCGGCTGCGTTGCGAGGTTTGATTGTGTCATTGTGCTTTCTCCTTTTAGTCATAGTCGAAGCCGCTGCCCTTGATTTCGTCTTCGAGGGCATAGCGCACCGCGTCTATTGTGTGGTTGTCCTTGTCGGGGTATCCGCCCCGAGCGTTGCCGTGCTCGTCCGATAAGATAGCGTAACGAGAGAACTCTCGCAGCACGTTTTTGCTGCCTGTGTCTATTATAATCTTTGTTCTATCAGATAGCCACTTGACGCCGTGGTCGACGCTGCCCTTGCCCTTTTTGCTTCGGGTTATGTCGAGCCCGAGGTCGTAAAATTCGGATATGGTGCGGGGCTCTGCTGCGTCCGCCTTGATAAGACGACCACGTGCGCCGCCCTTGTATGTCGAGGGGTTGCGGCTCTTGACCTTTTCGACGGCTGCCTTATTTTTTAGGCGGGTTTGGAAAACCTCGTTCCATAAGTAAACCGTGTCGCGCTTGCGGTCGAAGTAGGCGTCGACGTAGACGAACGGGTCTTTGCTGAATCCGAAGTCGACGCCGCTCTTGCGATAGTCCTCGAAGTTGTCGCGCTCTTCTTGCGTGATGACGCGGCTCTCGATGTTGTTGAAAACTTCGTTACCTGTTGCCACGTCGAGCCCGAGATATTCCCAGTCGAACTGACGGCGGTTGTATTTCATTGTGTGGAATGCTTCGGCTAGAAATGTCTTACCGAGCCATTCGGGGTGCAGCTTATAACACGTTAAGAAGTTAGTGTGTGACACGTAGTTCATCGGCGTGCCCGTGAGGTCGCGGACGTGCTCGTTTAACCAATGCCCGCGAATCTTCGGCGGGTTGTATGAGTAGAACACGGCGGGTGTGATGTCATCAGAACCACGAAGCAGCGACGCGTTAATGGTGCGAAAGTCCTGCGGGCTCTCGAATTCGTCGGCTTCTTCGTAGTGAATGAACCTAACAAAGCCCTGCGGAAACGTCGCCGACTTTACTTTGCGGGGGTTGTCGCCGCCTTTAAACAAGATGAATTGCTCGTGCCCTGTGTCGGGGTTTGTATAGACCAATTGCAACGGGTTAAGCTGCCGTTTCCAATTCGCTTGCATTGAATCGGGCAGCCGTGCGATGATTTTCTGATATTCGTTGAACACAGAACCGCGGCAGGTGTCGCCGACTTTACGGAACACGTAAGCATGGGCGAGCGGGTCTTCCATGATTCCGAGCACTATCTCCGTACCGATATAGGACGACTTCAAACTACCCCGCCCGCCTTTGAGCCAGTTGTGCAGCTCATTCGTTTCGGTCGTGACTTTGTTGTGCAGCTCTGCGAAGTCGGGCGATATTAAGTTGTTAATGCTGAATGTTATCTCAATTTTCGGGCGCGCTGTCGTCGCCGTCGCTTGCTGCGAACTCTGCGAGTATGTCATCGGTGTTAAGTCCTTTCTTGATTGATTCGTCAGCAACGTTTATGAAGTTGACAACGGCGTTCGGTTTCAAGTCGTCACGCTCAATCTTAGACGCCATTTGATACGTGTTGATTACTTGACGGCGTATGCTTAGGTCTTCCGCTTTGGTTAGGTGGCGCACTATCTCCCGCGCTTCTGTGAACCCCTTGCCCGAGCCCTCGATGACGAGGTCGGGTGTTGTGCCCTGCTCGAGCGTTTCTTCGAGGGCTGCGACATGGGCTGCTATTTCTCGGATAGCGAGGGCGCTGCGTGGATTCATAAGCGCGTCGAATATGCGGTCGCTCTTTGTGGTGGCTGCTTTGATTGCAGCGGCTGCGAGGGCGATGTCTGCGACGTACTCTTTGAACTCCTCGCGCTTCCATAGTCGGCTCGCCATTTCTCGGGCGGTCTTTCTTTTGGCGTCGCGATATATTTGTTGAATGCACTCGGCGCGTCGTGCGTCGGGGTGAGCGACGTGGTACTCTGCGACGCTCTTTTCTTTGTCTGTCAATGGCTTGCGTGTTTCCATGTTTCGGCGTTCCTTTC